GCATCTGCTCTTTGCATAACACCTGTAAGCATCATGCCGCCGCCTTTAACAAATACTTTTTCGGCTTCTGTTAATAAGTCTTGACAGACACCACCTTCACAGAGTTCAAAATATTCTCTTAATAAAAATTGGCTCATATTTTAACTCCTATTTGTGTATATCTTTTCCAATTATTGTAAAAGGATTTATAAGATTTAGATTCATTTAATTTTTTTAATCTGGGGTCTTCTGTGTGTTTTAAACTATTATACATTCTTTTACTTATAGCGAGTCTTCCTTCTTCGTGTAATAAATTGATTACAAATTCAATTATAACAGAAGGTATATAATTTAATTTTTGCTTTATAGAATGCTTTAAAGTTTTAACAATATAAGAATCAAAGACACCAGCGTCTTTTTCTATCTGCCTAGCAGATGGAACTTTATCTTGTTCTTTTAAAGTTTCTGATGTAACAGTATATGTGGCGTTTTTTAATATTCTTCGATTATCTGCTAATGACTTAAGAATTGTATTGATATAATCGTCCGATTGTTGCTTTTGTTCAGGGTTTAAACTTTCAAAATCACTACTTGTTTTAAAAGATCGTGCTATTTCGCCAAACAATAATTTATATGATTCGCTGTTTGTATCATTCAATAATTCGCCAACTTTATCTGTTACGCCAATTTTAGTTGGCTCTGAAAGTAATAATTGCTTTTTTATTTCAATTGGTGGCGGTAGACTTCCAAAAGGTTGAAATTGTTGTTGATTATTTTCTGGTCTCTCTCCTGGTGGCAAGGCCATACGTGGCTCTACTCTAGCTCTTGCTATGCCTTTTTCCGGCGATACAGGTTCAGAACCGATACCTATAACATCAGTAGAAAGACCAGTAGAAGAGCGACGAACTAATCCTGTTTGTGGTGATATTTGTGGCTGCTCTTCTGGTTGTTCTGGTTTTTGTGGCTGTTGTTTAGGTTGCCCAATTTGTGGTTGTTTTTCTGGAACTTTATATCTAGCCAGCGCTCTACCTATATCTCTAACATCTCTTCCAGAAGATACTGATTTTGAAAATAAATCTCCAAATTTTTTACTGAAACTTTTTAATTTATCAAATAGTTTTTCATCAATCTCTTCTTCGTTAATGAGATTGACAAATTCCTCTTCAATAATTTGCTTTAATTGCGCTTCAGTAAGAGACATTTATTTCACTCTTGTTCATCTTCTCTTATACGAGCACCACGTATTGGTGCTTCTGGGCGGTTATCTCCAGCTTGAAAATCTTTTGGGCCTTGACCTTTTGGAAGTGGCTGAGATTTTTTTCCGCCATGGAATAAAGCTGAACGGGCTGTTTTTAATTGTTGAAGAACCATTGGTAAATCAAGACCTGATTCTTTTACTGACATGTTTAAATCTTTCATTTTCAACATTAATACATTTAACGACTCAACAGCACCGGTTACTTGTTTAAGAGCTGTTTTTATCACAGCTTCAACATCGGATTCGGTTTTAACCTTATCAGCGGCAAGTTTTGCTTCTTGTCTTGCTTTTTCAGCTTCTTCATCGGCTTTTTTGCTTGCTTCTTTTGCAGCGCTTATGGCGCCACTAACTCCGGAAACTGCTGATTTGGCTACATCACCGACACCAGCACCAAGAGACTTCAAGAAAGTACCAAAAGCTTCATCAACTTGGCCTTCTTCTTGCATTTGTTCTAATTCTTCTTTTATAATCTTTTGTAATTGTTCTTTTGAAACTTTCATTTATAAATCCTCAACTAAATTGAATAATGCGGGCGCAACCCGCATGGTATGGCTTCCTTTGCAACAACGCCTTACATTAGTTGAAGGCAAAAACCACTTACGAATAGAAATGTTTTCTAAACCTGTATTTTTCATATGAACCTCGTATTCTATAAATATTCTCTAATTAGTGTTTATTCTTTAAATTTAACACAATTCCTTCATCACTAAAACTTTTATCTAGGATATAGCTACAAAACGAAGATAACAGAGCATAAACAAATGTTCCAACATAAAAATGTGGAAATAGGTGAACTCCACCATACCAGAAAAGCATAAACATTAAATAACCAACATGAAATCCGGTACACATACTACAACGAAATAATTCGCCTAGAATTCCGGTTGTTGGTCTAAACCAATTAAGTATGCTGGCATAACACAGTATTTGTGTTAAACCAGCACAACTTAAAATAAAAACAATTATTTTATCCATCACAAACCATAAGCATAACGACGAACCTGATGAATTGGTACTGAACCTTTTTCTTGCGCAGCTGATACTTTTCCAAGATCAGTGCTATTTTTTTCATTTGGTTCTGTTACTCTATCAACGTATACGTCATCTATTGCTTTCTGATAAACAAAAGATGGTTTTTCTTGATCAATCCATTTTGATATGATCATTAACAAAAGGTTATCAATTGGCATCTCTTGTGCCGGCTTCATTACTTTACATTCCAACGAACCATACACATTACTTCCCGAAATGCTATCCGGCATTGCAACACCTTTTTTAACGAGATATTTCATCAAACGATCTTGTGTTTGATAGATGTGATCATCAAAATTATCTTTTGAAAATGCAATAATCTTTTTCTTTTGCGGCATTACAACAATATCAATATCTGGGTGATCTGAAACAATTATGTCGCCATCAAGAGTTCTTCTTGCCTTTAATTTAATTGTAAAAAGCTGTGGCGGAATTTCTGGTTTTTCTTCTACTGAAGCTGCTGTATTACCACCCGCCTGATCTGGTTGTGGATCTTCATCAGTTATTTTTACATTAATATCAGCCATTTTTAATTGTATCCTGTGAATCTAGTTCTTTTATGAGACTCTGTATCTTTAATATTTCTTGAACCATTTGTTGATCAATGTTTCTTTTTGCATATTCTTCTACTTTTTTAAGAACAACGTTTGTTTTTTCATTTAAGAATTTATCTTGTGATATTTCTTTTGTTTTTAATGACTGTGTGAGTGAAGATTTTAATCTTTCTATTTCTTCATTTAGAAATATTTTAAATTCTATACCATTATCAGCAAAGCTCATAACATATTTTGTTAATAATTCTTTTTGCTCTGTCAATAATGAATTACCATATTGTTCATTAAATTTTTTAACAAACAATTTGTAGGCTAAAGCATCAAGAGTTTGTAATTTTTCTTTATCTGCATTTTCTGGAGAAGATACCATTTTTGTGACAATTGAATTTTCTAATAGTATTTTTTCTTTTATAGAAATACTATTATTGAAAACTTGAGAAATAGTGGCCAAATTCTTGTAGTCTGGAACAAAGGTATTAAAAATTCTTCCGTTTGAAAATTTATTTAAAATATTTATTAATTTTGTTTGTTCATTAAATATTTTATTTTTATCTAAAAGCTCATATTGATATTTTGCTTCATTTAATAATTTTTCAGCAAGATTTTCTGGTAATTCATAAGCTTCGTTAACTGCTTTATAAAGTTCCAATTCTTTTCTTAAGGTTGAATTTTTTGAAAAAAATAACTTACAAGTATTAACAAGGAATTTTTTATTTTGCTCATTTTTGATTAATACTGAATTTGTTATTTCACGAACAATTACTTCATACAAAAAAGCAGTATTTCTTTTCTTGTTATGTTTATTCTTCATCGTTATCTTTCCTTGTTCCATTTTTCTTCTCCAAAGAGCTTAATAGTTTTTTTAAATTACTGTTATTTGATAGAATCTGTTGTTCAATTAAATTATTATCTTTTGTTTCTACTGACTCATTGATCATTTCTTTACTATAACTATTTTCATACTCTTCATAAATACCATTACCGAGTCCAAATAAATCTTGCACTCCAGAACCCCACACATTTCTCATAGAGCCGCCGCCCATTTCTTTATTGAACTTAGATTGATAACTTCTTGTTCTAGCACCAACTGGCCGGCTATCTCCTCCACGATATTTAACAGGTAGATACATTTTACCTTTTGAATCTGGAGTGGAGGTTAATCTATCATCTCGTTTTCCAGGAGCTGCTAATAGAGGACTTGGCTTTTCTGTTTTACCGCCAGTTTCACCTCCGGGTGTTGATGTCGCTTCAGGCGATGGAGCAACACCTGATGAGCCTTCTGGTTCTGAGCCAAGCGCACTCAAATCTATTCCAGATGTTCCTGTATCTTCAGAAGATGGAAGACCGCCACCTGTTTGTATTGTGTCTCCTGTACCGGCTAATCCTGCATCTTGATCTCCAGCAGCAGCCTGAGCTTCAGTACCAGCTTTTTCAACAGCAGCTTTAAATTTGAAATCAAAGAACATTTCGCGTTGATTGCGTAAGAATTCCTCATCAGACATACTAAAGATTTTCTTTGCAACCCAACGCTTACTGAAATATCCTTCTGTTGCTGCACTAGCAACTTCAAATTTTGTTTTCCAAGTTTCAAGTTCTTGTAATTCAGCAATTTTACTTGGATTGTTTAATTTTAATTTAAACTTAATGAGATCTTCATTTCTGTATCCAAGTACGAAAAGGTGAATAATACCAATCTTTTCTAGTTCGCTAATAACAGATCTTTGAAGACGCTGAATTGTTCTTGCAAAACGAATATCTTTTTGAGCAAGAGTTGTTTTATCTTCTTCACCGCCTTCGCCACGAGCAAGATAGCTTTGTGGAATTTTAATAGCAGAGAATAATTTATCACGGAGGTATTTTACGTCATCAATATCACCTGTATATTGACCACCAGCAAGACTTTCAATCTTTGTTGATTGTTGGCCACGGACAGGAATAAAATAATCTTCTTCAATTGAAAGAGGGTTATAACGTAAATCTACGCGACCTGTTTTTTCATCCACAACTTGGTTGCGTTTTAATGCTGTCATTGCTTTTTGCATGAACTGCTCTACATCATTTGGAGCAACGTTACCAACATCAACATAGAAAACACGACGTTCAGCAGAGCGGACAATACGATAAGCCATCATGGCATCTTCTAGTAGGGTTAATTGACGCCAAATACGACGGGCAGCTTCCAATATTGATGTACCATATGGAGCATACTTGTCATTTCCAAGAATGCGGAAGTGACCCATTTGCCAGTTTTCAAACGTCATTCCACCACTATTCCATTGGAATTGAACATAATTAGGATTCTTTTCGTCTTCACCTTCAATACGTTCAACTTCATATGGTGGAATACCAATAGCGTTTTTAACACCATCTTTATCATCTATGTCAAGATATAAGAAGAAATCTCCAAACTTACACATTGTTCGGCACCAACCGAAAAGGTTAAATTCAATATTTAAAATATCGTAATAAAGGCCATTTAGTACGTTTTTGATTTCTTCGTTTGGACAATCAATTGTGAGAACTTTTTCCAAAGAATTACTTGTTGTCATTTCATCAGCATAAATGTCAAGTGCAGATGCAATTTCTGGGGTATATTCCATTTGTTCAAAATCAACATATCTTTCTGCGCGATTTTGATTTGCCATGCTTTGTGACTGCACGAAATCAAATGGATTGTAAGAAGATTTTTTGAACTGCTGACCTTGAGCAGATTGAAAATTATATTTATCTAATCTGCGACGGCGTTCGCTTTTATAATTTTGCTGCCGGCGATTAACAATCGGACCAGAAAATAGTTTAGTAAGGCGTTTAAATAACGAATTTTGTGGATTATAAGGACTACGGTCTTGATTAACGTTTCCTCTTCTAGAAGGAATCATGTTTCTAAAGTCATTTTTATTTACTGGTTTGCTTGTGTCTGCCATTTATTTATCCCTTATAAAGCCAATCATACATTTTATAGAATTCTTTTAATTCTCTTGTATTAACTCTCTGTTCATCTATTGAGTAATTTTTATTATACCCGATCTGACCTGGAATTTTTGTTTGAACTCTTGTATTAGACATGGTTATAGCATTAAACATTGCCTTTGTATACTCAACATCTCTCTGAGATGTAGTTAAAGCTGTATCTCTAACCCAACAAGCTATGGCCATAGACATTGTCAAATCGTCGTTTCTACCCTTCATTGCTTCAGGACGGCCATTATTCCAAATAAAAGTTGATAACTCTTCTACTAAACGATTTGAATATATTTTAATTACTTTGTTTCTAATAAATTCTTCAAGTTTAGCAATAATAAGTGG